ACGGGTCTAGCTGGCGGCACAGACTCAGGAAAGTCTTGGGACATGGCTGCATTTGGCCTTGTGAGCTGGTTTTGTGACCCCCTAAACACTATGGTCATCGTTGTTTCGACAAGCAAGATTGACGCGAAGCAGCGGATTTGGGGCGCACTGGTAAAGATGTATAGAGAGGCCCAAGCCCTTGGTGTAGCTCCGGGGCGTTTAATCGAGTCCATGGACATCATCAAACTGTCAGACGAAGAGGGAAAAGTGATTGACGCCTCTGTTGGCGTGTCCGACGCATCTTCCATCATGCTATTGGCGGCTGGCGACGAATTTAAGGATGACGCGCAGAAACGACTTCAGGGCAAGAAGAACCGCCGTATCGTTCTGATCATCGACGAATTGCAAGACTGTTCGGCTTCCGTGATCAATGAGGCTATCTGGGGCTTTAAGGGGGCGCAAGAGCTGTATGTGGTTGGCGCGGGAAACCCATCCTCAATCTTTGACCCCCACGGAAAGTTCTGCGAACCCATTAAGGGCTGGATGAGCGTTGACGAAGAAACATCACACTGGAAGATAAGGGTGGCGGGCATTGAAGGGCTGTGCCTTCGGTTTGACTCTGAAAAGGACAATCCCAACCAGCAATCGTTTGACGCGGGAAAGGGGCTGCGCTATCCATTCCTTCCCAAGCCCAACGATGTTGCTATTGCCAGAAAGGAGCTTGGAGAACTTAACCCACAGTATTGGAGAAAGTTTCGCGGGTTCTGGCCACCAGCAGACGCCGATGACACTACAATCTTTAGCGACATCCTTTTGGCCCGCCACGGCGCATTGGACAAGCCAATATGGGACGGAACACCCAAAGACATAGCTGGAGTTGACCCAAGCTACACCGAAGGCGGCGACAGATTTGTTTTTACCCATCTTAAATACGGAAAGCTGATAACAGGAAAATGGGCGATTGCCGTAGAAAAACAATACGTCCTTAACAGGAGGCAGGGAAGCCAAGAGGATTTCCAATATGAGATGATTTATCAAATCAAAGACCTTGCCGATAAACTTGGAATACCAAATCAGTGGATGGGCGTGGACGCCTCGGCTGGCGGCATATTTTGGTCTATTGGTGAAAGAGAGCTATTGAGGGGCTGGCACGCGGTAAGCTTTGCTGGCGCGGCATCCGACCTACCCGTATCGGCGCAATACGCACTCAGAAACGAGATTACGGGAAAACCGCAGGTTGGGAAAGAGCTGTTCCACAATATGGCCAGCGAATTGTGCTTTGTTGGTAGATACTTTCTTGAGAACGAGCAATTAAAAGGCGTAACCCCAGACTTGGCTTGGGAGATGACGCAGCGAAAATATGTTCGGAGAACCAGAAAGATTATCATTGAGTCCAAGACCGACATGAAAAAGCGCATAGGAAAATCTCCCGACTTGTTCGACTCTTTTGCTGTTGGTCTGTTTGTTGCGCGAAAGGTTTTTGGAGCAATGGCTGGAAGCGAGGCAATATCAGAGATAAAACAAAAGAACAGAGAGGGCTTTAAGAAGATAAAACAACGCTTGACTTTAAGGTCTAATTGGTAGATTCTATTGTTGATTATTATGGCAGAACTACCAATTGCAGTTGCCGACATTTGCATTTTCAAAGGCGGCACATTTAATCAAACACTGTTTTACGAAACGGGAGAACCATCGTCTCCCGTTGACCTTTCTGGATATACCGCCAAAATGCAAGTAAGATCAAAACCAGAAAGTAAAGCTGTAATATTGGAGCTGTCCACCAGTAACGGCAGGATTGTCCTCAACGAAACCACCGGATCAATTCGTCTGTTTGTTGCCGCAACCGACACTGAAAATCTTTCTTCGTGCAAAGACGCTGTATATGATCTGTTTTTATACAATGGAGCAACTAAAACTCCAGTGCTCAAAGGTAATGTCATTATATCTGAAACAGTTACAAAATGAGTAAAATTTGCATACCAATTCCATCTTCCAGCGTTATCGGGGTTTCGTCCACACCGATCACAACGCCAAGCGTGAACATATTGCGCGTTGAGCCATCAATAACCACGCTCACAGGCGGAAGCGGCTCTCTTGCTGGACTAAGCACAATCAACGGAACCTACGTTGTTGGCATCGTTGTTTTTTTGGTCATTTCTGGTGCTCCTGCAATTTATCAGCTTACAGAAGGAACCGACGCGGAAAACGACCCATTCGTAATCAGGCCCAATGACTACGGCGTTCAAACTGGAAACAAAAGGGTTTGGAAAAGGCTAATGTAACCATGAAAAAAACTTTCTTATTTGCCGCACTTTTGATGTTTGCAAGTCTTGGGCTTGCTCAGACAAGAAGCGTTTTGGTTGGAACAAACAATGTTGTAACACAGCCAACCAACTTCTGGAGCGCAAACGCTTCAAGCGCAACATCGGGTCTTGGCCTTGGAAGCGCAGCAACAAATCCAGCATCAGCGTTTCAGCCGTCTTCTTCTGTTTTGACAAACCTATCGTCCAACAACGGAGGCAGTCTGACAAACATCAACACGTCCAGTCTTGTGGGTTCTGTGGCAATTGCAAATGGCGGAACAGGAGCAACCAATCCAACTGACGCACGCATCAATCTGGGGATACCTTGGAGCGGATTAACAAATCAAAACGCACCAACATTTCAAACCGCGCTATTTGGGGTTGGCACAAATCCGGTTCTTGTTAACACCAACGGCTCGGTTATTAGTCCTACAAACTTTTGGCAAGCTGCGCCCATCAGCACAACGGTTCAAAGCTTTACCAACGTTACCGCAAACGCCACAAATGCTGCAACAAACTCGCGCAATCTTTGGCTGTATAGCCTTTCTCCGTCTGTAAACAATGTGACAAACGTTGTTACGCTTCCAACAAACGGCGCAACATTTAACGGTGACGTGGCCACCATTATACATTCTGGAAACACCAGTTCTGTTACACAAATTAGACAGTTGGGGGCCGCAACCAATATTATTGTCCTAAATCAAGCAGACGAGGCTGTTAAGCTTATTTACAAAGAAAACGCATGGACGCTTGCCGACAATATTTCATATATTGAGCCAATTTATTTTTCTGGAGCAAATGCTACGGCCAACATTGCAGCCAGTAGAACAAATCTTGGCCTTGGTGCAACGTGGCTCACAAATACCAACGTAACAAACTTTAGAACAGCCGTCGAGCTTGGAACAACAAACAATGTTACGTTTTCAAATGTTACCGCATCTGGAACGTTGACCTCTACAGGAGTTGTTACAGCTGTCACCAATCTTAATGTTGGCGGGGCAATTGCCGTAACCAACGCTGCGCTTACACGAACAAATCTTGGTCTTGGTTTTACAGCTTTAACGAATACAAACGCGGCTAGCTTTCAACGCGCTATTTTCTCTACAAACGCTGTTCCAACAAATACAGCCAACGTCAACACCGTCAACTTTAATACGGCCATACTTTGGATGGAAGTGAGCATTATTACCAACAACGTGACAAACAGTTACAGGATACCCCTATTCCAATGACGAACTACTGGAGACTTGAGAGAGATATTGTTATCGTTCAAGGTAAAACTTGGACTGCCAAATTCCGTTATTTAACCAAGTCCTGCAACAAAAAGACCAACGTTCCCGTTGATCTTTCGACATACGGAGCCTCATTTGTGATTAGGGAATGCACAAAGGGTAGTGCCACGCTTCTTTCGTTGACGGCTGGAAACGGCATTACGCTTGGTTCGGACGGAACCATTGAGATTGTAATGACTGGCACACAAGCTTCAAACCTTACGGCTGGAGAGAATGTTTACGAAATAGAATTAACACAAGGATATACGTCTATCGCTTTTGCAACTGGAAAGGCCAAGGTTTACGAGGAAATCGCAAGGTAATGAGCCAAGAAGTGGTGCAGATCGTTGAAGCAAATCCCGATACTGTCGCCTTAGTCGAAAGGAGTGTCGAGGTTGTAGAGGTAAACAATCTCAATGTAGAGGTAATTGAAGTTGTCGAAACGAATTTTGACGTAATTGAGGTTGTCGAAACCAACACGGACGTTATCGAAATCATCGAAA